GTCGAACCTGGCGACCGGTTGTTTGATGAGGGTGGCAACGTCTGCCGCGTCCTCGCCACCAGCGAAGTTAAACACGGGCTGCCCTGCTATCGTGTGCGCTTCGATGACGGAAGCGAAATCACAACCGATGCAGAGCATCGATGGTGGGCACATGATCGGCGGCAGAGGCAGTTCCGTGTAGTAACCACCGAGGAGATGTCGCGCGAGGTCTCACTCAAGCGGGATAGAGCCGAGGCGTTCCGCTACCGCATATCCTGTGCAGGGCCGCTCAACCTGTCCGATGTTGTTCTCCCCATCGATCCTTATGTACTCGGTGTGTGGCTCGGCGATGGAAACTCCCACCACGCCCAAATTACTGGACTGCTCAGCGACGGGATGGACCAACTCCTGGCGGCAACAGGGACAGAGGCGCGGGTCATCCGGACAACATCCTCCGGCGTCGCCAGCGTACAGATTGGCCGGCCAAGGCGAATCGCGCTGCGTAGCGAATGTCCGCGCGGCCATCGGCTGAAAGGCAACAATCTGGGGCCCGGCTACTGTCGGCCATGCAAGGTCATGCATGCCCTCGCCACAAAGCGGCGCCGGCAAGAGTGCCTTGGCCAAGGGCGGCTATTTCCCCGCGTTGCAGGGCGAACGAACACTGTGGAGGCGTCCGACACGATGACCGCCCAATTGCGAAGGCTGGGTGTGCTGGGCAACAAGCACATTCCATCTGCGTATCTGCGGGCGTCGGAGAGCCAGCGCCGGGCACTCCTCCAGGGACTTCTCGACACAGATGGGTATGCTTCCTCGTCAGGCTCGGCGGTGGAGTTTACGAACACCAACGAGCGGCTCGCGAAGGAGTTTTACGAACTCGCGGTGTCGCTTGGCTTCAAGCCGAGTTTCAGAGAGGCGCGCGCCACCCTCCGCGGTAAAGACTGTGGACCGAAGTTCCGAATTACTTTCACCGCGTACCGCGAGGACCGCCCATTTCGGCTGGAACGAAAGCTGAACAGGCTGCGCACGGCTGATTCACGCGAGTCCCGGCCCTCTGAGAGTCGGCGCAGGAGCATCATCGCAATTGAATCAGTCGATTCGATGCCAGTCCGTTGCGTTGCCGTGGATTCGCCATCACGGCTGTTCTTGGCTGGCAAGGGGATGATCCCCACGCACAACAGTTCACTGCTCGAGAACTTCCTCGGCTACATCATCGAGCTCGATCCGGGGCCGGTGCTTCTGGTGGAACCGCGCGAGGTGGATGCCGAAGCATTCTCGAAGGACCGTTTGGCCCCGATGCTGCGAGACACGCCGTGCCTGCGCGGCAAGGTGGCCGATGCACGCTCGCGGGATTCGAACAACACGATCCTGCACAAGAAGTTTTTGGGCGGCTCGATTACGCTCGCGGCGGCGAACTCGCCGGCGGGCCTCGCGATGCGCTCGATCCGCTACTGCCTTCTCGATGAGGTGGACCGCTATCCGGCGAGCGCGGGCAGCGAAGGCGATCCCGTGAACCTGGCCATCACGCGCACGGCGAACTTCTGGAACCGGAAGATCGTGCTCTGTTCGACGCCGACGACGAAAGGCGCCTCGCGCATCGAGCAAGCCTGGCTCAACTCGAACCAGCAGAGCTTCTGGGTGCCGTGCCCGCACTGCGGGGCCTACCAGGTGCTCGCGTGGGGCAACCTCGTCTGGCCGAAGGATGCGCCGGAGAAGGCGGCCTACCGCTGCGAGCACTGCTCGAAGCTGATCGCCGACTGGCAGAAGCACCAGATGCTCAAGGCCGGCGAGTGGCGCGCCGCGCGGCCCGAGGTGGCCGACATCGCCGGATTCTGGATCAACGGTCTCTATTCGCCGTGGCGAAAGTGGGGCGCGCTGGCGAAAAAGTTCTTGGCCGACAAGAAGTCGATCGAGACACTGCGCGAGTTTGTGAACACGGTGCTCGCCGAGCCTTGGGACGATGCCGCGGAAACCGCGGTCGACCAGGCGACGGTCATGGCGCGGCGCGAGCACTACCGGGCGGCAGTGCCGTACGGCGCGGTCGTGCTGACTGCGGGCGTCGACGTGCAGAAGGACCGGCTCGAGCTGGAACTCGTGGGTTGGGGGCGAGGCGAGGAATCGTGGTCGATCGAGTACCGCGTGTTGCCGGGTGATCCGTCGGGCGCACTGGTCTGGCAGGAACTCGATACGTACCTCGAGCGCCGCTGGCCGCACGAAACGGGGATCTCGCTGCCAGTTGCGGCATGCGCGATCGACGCGGGCTACGAGTCCCAAGCGGTGTATGAATTCTGCCGGACCCGGTATCACCGGCGCATCTTCGCCGTGAAGGGCAAGGGTGGCCCGCTGCCTGTCTGGCAGCGCAAGCCGACGGCGAAGAACATCCGCGGCGAGAAGCCGTGGATCGTCGGCACCGATACGGCGAAGGAAACGATCTACGGGCGGCTCAAGAACCCGACTCCGGGCACGCCGGGTTACTCGCACTTTCCAGCCGACCGCGAAGAAGGCTACTTCGAGCAGCTCTTGGGCGAGGTCCTGGTGACCACGTATGCAAAGGGCCAGCCCAAGCGCGAGTGGCGGCCGAAACCGGGCGTCCGGCAGGAGGCGCTCGACGCGCGCGTCTATGCCTACGCGGCGTTGCGCGCCCTCGTGTCGATGGGCCTCTCGCTCGACAACGAAGCCGACCGGATCCTGGCCGCGAACCGGCCCCGTCCCGTGCCCGAGGATGACCGGGATCGTGAACGCTGGCTGGGCGAGCGAGGAAGGAAGTGGCTCACGCGATGAAGGTGAGAAGTCAGCCGAGCGCACAGGGTACGCCCGGCGCCTGGGAGTACCTGGTGGTCACCGGCGACGCGGAATCGCCGGACATTCTCGACGAACACGGCGCGCAAGGGTGGGAACTGGTGGCCGTCGTGCGCGAGTTCGGATCGCGGGCGACGTTTTACTTCAAGCGGAGGCGCGGGTAGATGGCCTGGACGCAGCAACAGCTCGACGCCGTTGAAGCAGCCATCGCCAGCGGCGAACTGACCGTCCGCTTCGGCGATCGCACGGTGACCTACCGCTCGATGGATGAACTGCTCCAGGCGTATGCCGTGATCCAGGAAGCCCTGGCCTCGGAATCCGGCACGGCGACGGACCGTTTCTCTTTCGCTCAGACCTCAAAAGGATGAATTGGCTTGATAAAGCGATCGCCTGGGTGTCGCCCGAGACGGGTCTGCGCCGGATGCGCGCCCGCCGCGCGGGAGAATTCATCCGGCTGGCCTACGAAGGTGCGCGGACGGACCGCCGCACAGGCGGCTGGGTCACGACAGGCAATTCGGCCAACGCCGAGATCTCGGTGGCGCTGTCGAAGCTGCGCGAGCGCTCGCGCGACCTGATCCGCAACAACGCCTACGCGGCGCGCGCCGTGGCCGAGATCGTGGGCAACGCCATCGGGACAGGCATTACGGCGCAGGCGCGGAGCGGAGAGCCGGATCTGGACCGGCTCATCAACGTGGCTTGGGCCGACTGGATCGAAGAGTGTGACGCCGACGGGCAACTGGATTTCTTCGGTCTCCAGGCGCTGATCGCGCGGACGGTGTTTGAGAGCGGAGAGTGCCTTGTGCGCTTCCGCCAGCGCCGCGAAAGCGATGGACTCACGGTTCCGCTACAGCTTCAGGTGCTCGAGCCGGACTACCTCGACCACACGAAGACGCAGAAGACCGAGACGGGCTACATCATCCAGGGTGTCGAGTTCGATCTGGTGGGCCGGCGCGTCTTCTACTGGCTCTACGGTCAGCATCCAGGCGATGTGGTGCAGACGGGCGTGCGCGGTGGGGCGTCGCTACAGTCCGTGCGCGTCCCTGCCAGCGAGGTCCTGCACATCTACCGAAAGGACCGTCCCGGCCAGGTGCGCGGCGTGCCGTGGCTTGCGCCGGTCGTGGTCACGCTGCGCGATCTCGATGAGTACGAAGAAGCCGAATTGGTCCGCAAGAAGATCGAGGCCTGCTTCGCGGCGTTTGTCACGCAGCCGCAGGGCCCGGATGGTCCGCCTATTGCGCCGGCAGCGCCGGACCCGGCCACTGGTAAGCGCGTCGAAAGCTTCGAGCCGGGCATGATCGAGTACCTGAAGCCGGGCGAGGAGATCACCTTCGCTTCTCCGTCGGCCTCCGCTGGCTATCGCGACTACGTCGCCGCCAAGCAGGCTCAAATTGCCACGGGCTTGCAGCTCACCTACGAGCAGTTGACCGGCGACCTCTCGCGCGTGAACTACTCGAGCTACCGTGCAGGGCTCCTGAGCTTCCGCAACGGCATCGAGGGTTTTCGCTGGCTGACCTTCATTCCAATGCTTTGCACGCCAGTCTGGGAGCGGTTTCTCGCGGTGGCCTATGCCGCCGGCGCGATCCCCGAGCCCGGGCCGTTCCGCGCCGAGTGGACACCGCCCGGCTTCGGCAGCGTCGATCCGTACAAGGACTCGGTCGCGACGCTCAACCGGCTGCGCACCGGAACGCTCACGCTTCGGCAAGCGATCGCTGAACAGGGTTACGACCCCGACGCGCAGCTCGAACAGATCGCCCAGATCAACCGGATGCTCGATGAGCGCGGCATCGTGCTCGATTGCGATCCGCGCCGCGTGACGCAAAGCGGCGCGCAACAAAAACTGCCGGTCGCTGAACTGAAGCGTGAGTTGCGCGGGATTTCACAACTGCTTGCTGACGAGGAACCTCAACATGACCCCAACGAGAGAACGGCTGGAAGCCCAGTTTGAGGCGCTGGCTCCAGCCGACCGCGACGAACGCACGGCGACACTGACCTGGTACACGGGCGCATCCGTTCGCCGCTACGACGC